CACCAATACCGGTTAAAGTTACCGTTTCTTCTATTTCAAATCCATCAGCATCTTCTACTGTTTGTGTGACAGTTTGTGGAGTATAGTATATAATATCTCCAGTATAAAAACCATGGTCACCTGTTGGAAGAACTTGAAAAGTATCTCCACTAAATGTTCCTTCAAATTTAATCAGGTTCTTTTTAACATTTAATTGCTGATCTTTATAATAAGGAATAGATGATGCTGCTACTAATGTATCATTACCATCTTTATATGCAGAAGTTACATTTGCCGATATTACATTAGCAGTAGGAAAATTGGTTGAATTTACTTTTAATATAGTCTTCTTAATAGTATATTTAAGTGATGTATCAATTGTTCCTTGATCACCTATTGTAATATTTTTTGATGTGTTTATACTATAAACTTTTCCAAACTGTTCATTTCCAGTAGATGAAGTAAGTGTAAACGTATCACCAATTCTAAAAATATGATCATTCTCAAAAGTAACTCTATATCTAGAAGCAGCTATATTAATTAAAGATATTGACGATATTTTATAAGAAGTTGCAGCATTAAAAATCCAAGAATTGGATGATGCGTCGGCAGTAGTAATTCCTAAAGTTTTTATTTCAATAGTATCATCTTTTTCGTAATAATAATTTGGTTGATCATACTTAATATCACTCAAAACAGATGATATTCTCATCTTAACTACTGTATCATCAACAAGAGTAGCGGTTGCAAATGTATTAATGCCAACAGTAGTATTATCTAAAATATTCTGTGTTATTCCTGTACATCCATAAAATTGATTATATGAGGATGATGTATAGGAAACAATCCCTGCTGATCTATCACTATAATTAATATACAATTCACCAGAATTTGGAAATCCTACAGTTGAATCTACATCAATAGTTGCATCACCTGCACCATATTTTCCTATACATTTTGTTTTGGGGTGAGGAGTGAATGATCCATATTCTGCTCCACCAAAATTACTAGTATTTGAACTAAAAGATGCATCAGCACTCAATTTATAATAATCTGTCGATGCTGAACCAACAAGTATTTTTTCAACATTAGTAATTGGAGAATATGCTTTATCGATTAAACCTTCGTAGGAATGTTGAAGTAAAGTATATCCTTCGATTGATTGTACATCACCAGATATGGGTTCAACAACCATATCATTAGTAATCTTATAGAGTGGTTCAGAAGGTGAAATAAGATTTTCACTTGGTTTAATTAAATCTACATCTACACCATATAAAGCTCTAAAAAGTATTTTAAAAGATTGATTTGTTCCTCTTGAACTATAAAAATCTTTAGATTGTTTAATAAAAAGATTTTTATTTAAATCTGCATAAAGAGTTCTATTTTCAAGTCCAGGAAGAAGTTGATATTTTGTTTTATTTAAAAATTCTTTTAAAAAGAGAGCATTTAAATTTTCTACAGTTGAATTTATACTATGTGTCTTACCTAAAGTTTCTGTAAATACTAAATCTCCATTTTCATCATCAGAAATTCCACTAAACCCACGAGTACATCCAGTAAAAGAAACATTTGTTTTTGCTTTATACGTTATAATTTCATCATCAATTTTAATAAGTCCATATTCATTAGGAAATCCAAGTGTATTGGAAACATTGATAGTTCTATCCCATTCATCAATAGCACCTAATAATAAAGTAGAATCTGTAGTATTGGCACTATTATCCAACTTAACATATTGATCAATATTTTGTATTAAATCAATAGAAGCGCCTTGAAATTCTTGAGAACGATAATAAATCTCTAAAAAATCACCAATAAGAGGAAATTCAGTTTCCACAAATTGTGGCAACTGATTCTTGACAATAATGTTAAATGGAACTCTGCTTTGTGTCATTTTATGGTCTTACTAGATATCCGTTACTGTAACTGGAAGAAACAATATAATTTGATGCTGATGGATCCAATCCAGATGATATTTGATCAATTACCATATCAAATACACTATTACCAATATCCAATTGCAAATATAAATCTTGCAATCCAATCACATCATTTGAATGTGGTGCAGCAGAAACTTCAATAATAGATTGTCCATCTTTTGTTTTTGCTGATGAAATAATATTAATAGGATTAATTGTTATAATGCCAGTAATATAATTAATACTACCAACATTTTTTCTAACTATAGTTGCATCTGTTGATGATGGGCTTGAAATAGTAAATAAGAATAATGATCCTGATGTCCGATTAGTATTAGGAACGTCAGAAAGATAAACATCACCTTGAATACCATTAATTTTAAATGCTGAAGATTTTATATTGTAACCACTCATATTATTAATATGGAATTGATTACCAAATCCAATTTGATATTCAGCAATTGCATTTAAAGCAGGTCTGATATCTCTCCTCATTACAACTGTTGTGATATTTGACATAACAGAAGAATGACTATTGTCAATCGTGTTCAAGAATTTACTATATTTAAATCTTGCACCATACTTATTTAACTCACTTGATTCGGCGTATTTTGTAACATTATTTTGAATAATTGATGATACATTAGACGCTGAAGGTGCTAAGTTTGTATTATAGTAAACATTTGAAGATACCTCAAGGTAGAGATACTTAAGATCAAGAATTTCTGGAACAATTCCAGCAACAGAATACTTTTTAAGGTCTCTCTTAATGTTTTCTTTGATCAAATTAGGTAAAAATTCACCAGTTCTTGGTTTAATACTAATAAAAACCTTTCCATACTGTGGTGGAACTAGTTCTTCACCCCCAAATACAGAAATTGATTCAGTTTCTTCATAAATTCTTGCTGGAATTAATGTTTCATAATCATTTGCACTAACTGCTCTATTTTGAGAAGCATAAATTCGTGGTGCATACTTCTTAATAGACGAAACACTTTCAATCGTTTCTCCACCAGATGCACTTATATCTGTTGAAAGCATCGATATGCCGGATTCTACAACATACTCAGAACTATTCCTCGTATAAGTTATTCTTCCAGTAAAACTAAATTGTGATATTCCGTTTGCAGAATCTCCATTTGTTTTAATGTAAGTAATATCAATTACATTACCTTCAGAAAGTTTCTTCCCAAATACTCCATCACCAAAAATAACTTCATATCTTTCATCTTCAATTTCTTGTAAGAAGAAAACTCTAGAGTTTTTATTAATAGAAAATAAACTATTCTGAAAAGCATATTTTTGCTTCTCTGTATAGTCATTTATTCCTACAGTTACATTAATTAATTCACTATCACAACCAATATTATTGATTAAGAATCTTTGATTAGGATTTCTTGAGTTATAAGTGTAAGATTCTTCAATAAGACTTCCTTCATAAAGTGTAACTAAGTCAAAATTTGCTTCATTATCAACAACAGGTACTGTAATATCATCTTTAATCGAGAAAACATAAGATGTATTACCAAAAGTACCAGAAGATGTTGCAACTGGACCTGCTTTTAATGTAAGTGTTGCAGGTTTTGGTATAATATCTGATGTATTAACGTAAAAACTAACCGTTGCTTGAGCAGCTTTTCGCGATTTTGGTGTATAACCAATATTTCGCGCTAATGATACTACATTTTCTCTTAATGTAGCACTATCAATAAACACTTCATTTGCTACCATATTGGCATTATATGAAGTGATGTAAGTATTATATGCTAAAACATCAAGAATAGTCGATAAATTAGACCCTTCAAAGTCATAATCGGTAAAAGTAGAGTTATCTTTAAGATAATTCTCTAATGTAATTTTTATCTGGTCAAAATCCAGATTTGCGAAATTTATTAGTGCCATTTATTGAGACGTTGATTGCAATACAAAATCTAATTGCTGTGAGGGTACATTAATTCCAACTATATCATATGCAATAAGTACATTAAATTCATTATTATCATAATTAGGAACTACTTTTACATTAGTTAATGATACTCTTGGTTCATATCTATCGATAGAATATTCTATTTCACGTTTGATTCTATTTGCAGTAAGTGGTGTTATAATCTCAAAAAGCATTCTTGATACTTTAGATCCAAATTCAGGGTCAAAAGGTTTTTCACCAGGAAAAGTAAAGATAATATTTTTTAAAGATCTTTGTATTGTATTGGCATTTTTTAATGCGATTAAATCATTAGTTAGAGGATGCTTAGCAAACGTCATACTAATGTCTCTAAAACCTTGACTTACACTTTGTAAAGGCATTTGTACCTATAACTATAGATTATATATTCTGGGTTTATTTATAGTAGTAATTAGTATTCAGCTAAAGGTACTGGTCCATCAATCTTCCATTCATCGATTATTTCTTCTTCATTCTCAAATAACTCTCCATTATTTTCAAAATCATTCTTTTTTGGAGTAAGTTTATCATTAGCAATCTCTCTAAGCATTTTCTTTTCCATGTTATTCTAATGATTATTACTATTAATTATAAGCATAAAAAAAGACCTCCCGAAGGAAGTCTCTTTATATTATCTACCTTGTCCTCTATACTTCTTACGCTTAAAGTTGCGAGAGGTTGATGTATACTTAGTATGTTTACCAGCACCTTGCTTAGTCTTCTTTGGTGTTGGTTCTACTATATCACCACTATTGTTACCATAAAGTGCCATTTAAATCTCCTTATTTAAATAATCAAGTTTTTTTTGTACTGATTCAGAAGTAGCAGCAACTCTATACTTTACTTTATCTCTATGAGATAGTTCAGATAAGTTTTCTGCTACTTCCATCCATAATGTATTATCGTCTTTAACTTTTTTCCATATCATAGTTAATAAAAAATCTTAATGTATACCTAGGTACTTTTCCGTAAGTAGTAGGAGCATGCCATACATCTGCTGGATAGATGGACATTTGATTATATTTATTTTGTATACAATCAATTTGCTTAAACTTATTATAGTGGTCTTTTAATAAATTGTCAAGATCTGAAACCTCTTTTTCATTATGATAATTACAAATTGCATTTAAGTATTCATCAGATTGTAAATAATCATGATTTTTTATAGTTTTATAAAATGATGTTCCACTATTAATAGAAGAATCTTTATTTAAATAAACAACTGCTGATATATTAGTATCAATATCTTTATGAATAAGACCTTTGTTTCTTATATGATCATGTTCTTTATATGGTAAAATCTTATGAAAATCACAATTGATATTAATAATATTCAAACCATAAAATAATAAAGAGATCTTTTCAGTAATCCATCGATTAAGATCTTTATCAATATTTAATATACTATTTTTTGATATTGAACCAGGGTATAATCTATATCCTGGTTCGTTATACTCACAGTTTAATGCTAATTCTCTTACATAATCCGGATACTTTAAAAAATCATCAATTTTAGTAATAGGAATATTAATATTCATATCACCATAATCCATATTAAATAACGCGAGTTTTTTCGTGCCCTACTCTAATCCGAGGATCGCACCAGATATCCATACCAGCTTCAATAGCATCAAGACAGAAACTAACATCTTCTCCACACATATCTGCTACTTTACCTGATTCAAACTCTTGCATCTTAGGAGCAAACCATGGATACTTCATTTCAGGATGTTCAAATACTCCATTCTTAATTAATACCCACCCAAATCCAGTATAATCAACAGTAAATGGTTTCTTACGCTTACTAATAGATTCAACAGTTTCATGATTCATTACTCCACCATTCTTGCGGAAATCATCTTCCTCTAACCAGTGTGCGACAGATGTTGTGACTCCATCTTCTGTTGCATACCATCCTGCTGTAATACTACGTTCGTTAAGTACTTCCTCATCCCATTCACCAGTTTCTTCATCTAATGCTTCTGCTGGTACTGATAAATCACATAACTGCCAGAACTTGTTCGCATCAAAGACAATATCCGAGTCAATCCATAACTGATAATCATACTTAAGTTTACCATCCCATGGAATCTGATCTGGTCCACGTAATACATTCGCACCTAAACACTTACAACGTGCAAAGTTAACCATACTAGAGTAATCTTGACTAATCTGAATACTCATCTGATTCTGTACAAGATCAAAACATAACTGTACAAAGTTCTTAAGAAAAACATATGATACTCCTCTTCCAGGTAAGCAAAAAACAATTGCTTTACCTTTCATCCTATTCTTAATAGCATCAATGTCCCAATCTTCCTTCTTCTTAACCTTTGGAGCATTGGCCTTTACAGTAAATCCTTTTGTCATGATTCTTTAAATACCTCAATTCAATTATACACTGATATATGTAGCGTGTCAATGTTAAAATACCTAGTGTGGATTCCACCTCACTAGTACATATGACACATAACATATACTAAGAACACTTGCTAATGCTATTACATTTACTACATTCATCATCATAATAATACTCCATGTGTTATGTTAATAAGAATCTAATCCAGCTGGTTCTTTATATCTTTTTTCTCCTCCACTACTTCCACCACCACCTCCTCCTCCACTATATCGTAACTCCTCATAACTTAAATCTGTAACTTCATAATCCGTATGTAATAATCCTATCATCCTATTAAGTTCATTCCATTTTACTTTAAACTCACTCTCACTTAAGTTCCAATATAAACATTCTTTCTTTGCATATATGTGGTATGTTTTTTCATTTATCATAAATCGATTTCATATTATTGCTTTATATATTACTACAATCAATATCCCCAATGGTAATAATACAATTCTTTTACATTGTCTCGGATACCTTATCAACCACCCTGCAAATACTACTTTCCAAAAAGACCAATAAGGATGTTTTTTTCTCATGGGAATTTTTTTAAATACCAGGGAATTTTTTTTCTTTTTTTATATAGCTCTCTCGTTTTGTCACCTCTGTAGGTTAGGAAGGTTCCTTTTTTTATAACACGCCGCCGCGACCGCAACACATAACGCCATAAAAACACTGCCAAACTCACGCATGGACTTGACAGATTGCATTCGTTCGTGTATAATAAAAAAGGAGAGACTTAATGCCTCTCCTTTATACTTAAGACCTTAAATCATTCTGCCTGATTAACAGAATCGCCTTCATTTACATCTGCTTCAATAACATCTAGGATAGCAAGTAGTTCATTGCCAGTGTTACCTTGAGCAAGAAGTCCTAGTGCGATTTCGCGAGTCATAATAAAAAGAATAAAGTGAATACGAACAGTTTAAAGTCTTGCCCAGGACTGTCAATCAACGAAGGTTAATTGTGCCCAGATGAGTGATAGATTTTGTTACAATCTTGCATCTGAGTGTTGCCGGAACGACGACGACTTGCAGAACGCTTAACACCTAAGGAGGATTTACGCTGCCTAAGTGTTGTCGAAGGTAGCACTGTTATCTTAGCACGAATGCCAAGATTTTGCAAGTCAGCAACGATGCTGTCTAGTTGTGTAAGACTGGTCATGGAGGTTGTTTGGTTGTCCATGCTGTTATTATACACGGACCTGGCGGCACTGTCTGGTCTTAGTGTGCAGTACTGCAAGTGTCACAAGTACTCATATACTCTATACTTTCCTCCTTATCTTCATAGTATAAGTATAGTCCTTACTCATAAATTTGTCAAGTCTCTGTGACATTTTATAAACTCCAATCCTGTGAAAAATTGTGAAGGGGCGTTTGACATTTTCTGGTCCCTTGTGTTAGAATGCTCGCTTAGATCACAAGGAATATGAACATTAAAAGACATAAAGAATGTGAGAGATCTGAGAGACATTTAACACAGATATATTCAGAGAGATTCGGAGACATTTAGAGATACATATTTATAGACTTATTTCTCACCTTCTCTCTCACATTATTATACATTATTCTTACTAGTTTTCCACAGGTTAATGATAAGTTTTCCACAGTATTACCTTACTTATTAGATAGTTTTCCACAGACATATACAATAGCGGAGTATATTTATAATAGCATTTAAAACGTTTATTTAATGTTTTAGTGTAACAGATTATACAGTTTCAGTAATAATCAGTGCATCACAGTGTATCTACCAAGTGGTCTTATATGCACATCAATTCACTACCCAAAAACTGATGTCAATGCCACTCCTTTTATAGTGTTTAATAGACTCTTTTTAAATCACCATTGTCTATCCTACAAAATCTTCTATCTCCTTTCCAATAACATTCTATAACAGATAATTGTCCATCTTCTTTAATACTTCTACAAAACGAACTATTACCTATATCATAACAAGTCGTAGACTTAAGCGCAAGCGCATCAGTATGAGAGAATGCAGCTGGGATACTAATGAATAGTGCTGTGAATAATAGAAGTTTCATGAAGTTTAGGGCGCTCGTAATCTCGTCTAGAGAGTATTTCCAAGAATGGGTATTCTTTTCTTAATACTCTTAAAAAGAGATAAAATGAATAGTTAGTCATGATCTGGAAATTGATCTAGTTTTGCCTCACTTAGTGCATTAATCATTGTCCATACCTTTTCACCTGATAGCATATATTCATGGCACAAATGTTCAACGGAATCTTCAATCGTTTCCATTACATCATATGCTTCCTGATGTAGGATTGTGTCGGGAGTGTTCATTTTACGTTTGGTGTGATTGTGTTGGGTGAGTGTTAGTAATCAGTAGATAACTCTTTATTAACAAACTCTTGCAATTCTTCTATACGTTGTGCATCTAATAGGTAAACATATTCATCAATAACTTCTTCTAAAATAGTTGAATCTTGAGTGCATAAAACTTCAAGATCTTTGCATAATAATTGCCGTTGACTAATCTCCTCTTTTGATCTCATTTTGTTTGGTTTGTTGTGTGGTTTTGTTTAGTACAAACTCATTCCATTCATCCTCCTTTTCTTTTAACAATGCAACATAGTTTGCATATGCTGGTGTATCAAATGGTGCTTCTTGTTTATTCATTGTTTTGTGAGATTTCCTCTGAATAAGTTCGTAGTCTTAAATATAAATTCATCCAATATTCTTGCTCTTCCTCATTTGTATATTCTCCTTGCATTCTTACTAGATCAAGAAGATCTATCCATTCTGCATCTGTTAGTTCTAGTTTCATTTTTTTATGATATAAAAAAAGTGGGAGTTATAAACTCCCAACTAATTAGCGAACGATTTGGTAACCATCATGGAACTCATCTTTGCCAATGTACCAAACAAAATCTTTTTGGAATACTCCTAGATTGTGAAAGAAACAATCAAGAATGGCATTGAGTCTTGACTTAGTGGTGTGAGTTTTCCAACCGCATGATGAAAGTTTTAAATCACCATTGTTGGAAATTGTGGCAATCAGATTGTTATGAAATCTAACATCTGTGTTGCCTTCCGAATCAACTGTGACTGTAGTGTTAACACTTGACCAGTCACGACGCTCAACAATTGCTGCCTGCATCTCTGATTCGATCTTGCGCATGGGGTGTGTTTCCCTTGACTACTCTTATAATATAACAGCACTGAGCGGGAAATGCAACCGGGGTTGTGACACTTCTTTAACTGTCTTCCTGTTCTTCTGCTGCTGCTTTTGCTGCTGCCTTTGCCTCTGCCTCCTTTTTGATCACTGCTGCGGACGGTTTGACCCACACGCGACCCTCTTTGTATAGTTGACGCACTCGGTCGCGCCTCAACTGTAGCAATTCTTCATAGCGGCGCTTCTGTTCAGTGTTGAGGGATATGTTTTGCTTGCGCCATGCCTCCTTTAACTGATTCATTTCTTTAAGCACACTTGCACTCTTCATAGTCATTGTAATGATTCTCCAATAAATGTTTGTGTTGATAGTCTATCTCTGGTTCATGTACTTGTATAATAGCAAGTACACCGACACAGAAAAATGCAGCTAGTAAGTATTTACTCATTATGTCCAATTCTTCTCCATGGTAAAGTTAGCACGAGAGAATTGTTCTCTATTGACTAACTTATATGTGCCAAATTCATTAGTCATAACATATCCTTCTGCATCAATCTTCTCCTCTTCAATATATGCATCAGGACCATCATTATGAGTTAACTGTAACATATCATCCTTAATTGACTTGACAAGTAACCATAACCGTATGAGATTTGGATCACAATCAGTTACAGTAGCTATGTCCTCTTCAAAGAAATAAGCACGTAAATTAGTA